CCAGTTGTGCCGTCTGCGCATTCACAGGCGGCAGGTTCGGATCGTCCTCACCGCCCGAGCGCGGGCCGACGCGGCTGCCCCGCCCCGGCGTCGTGGTGCCATCCTCCCACTTGATGTCGCCCGTGACGGGATCCCGATCGCCATATTTCGGATCGCCGAATTCGTCCTTGCCCTGAATCCGCTCCGGTCGGGTCGTGCGCTCTTCCGACCGTTTCCGATACTCTTCCTCGCGATCGTGCTGCCGCCTCGTCTCCTCGAGCGTCGATGCCGCGCGTCCGGCCTCCGCTGCCGCCTGCTCGCGCTGCCAGGGCGTGCCGGAGTTCGCCGCGTGCAGCCGCAAGGCCTGCATCCCGCCCTCGAGATCGCCGGATCGCAACAGCGTCTGGCCAAGCGCGGCAAGGTCGCCATTCTGCCCGAAGCCGGCGAGCGCCCTCTGCCGGGCGTCGTTCATCGCCGCCTCGCGGTTGCGCTTGACGCCCGCGTCGTAAGTCTCGCCCAGTTTACCGAGGGGCGAAAACTCGATGACCGGCGGTCCGAAACTGAGCGGCATCGTCTATCCCCCTACGCAAAGGCGCTCTTGGCCTTGTCGGCATTGCTGGCGACGAGGTTGGCAGCCTGCATTCCGGCGTTCCAGCTGTTCTGGTTGGCCGTCTGGCCCGCCATCAATCCGGCCTGGCCCTGTTGCGTCAGCATTGCCGTCTCGGCGCCAGTGACGTTCGAGAGGTTGCGTGAGAGGTCTCCGTAGATGCCCGCCCGGTTTGTGCCGAGGCCTGAGGCAAGGCTCGCCAGCGTGTTGCCCTTGCCGATCTGAAGCCCAGCCCGATCCTTGCCGTAACCCGTGTAAAGGCTCGCAAGGGCGGCATTGTTGGCCGTGAGATCGTCCGCCATGCCGGTCTGGATGCCCGCGCGCTCACCAGCGATTTTGGGCGCCAGTTGCAGGTACGGGGCGAGGTTCGTCATGTACTTCTGGAATTCCTGATCGGCGAGGCCGCTTCCCAAGCGCTGCGCCGACTGCATGGTGTTGCCGGAGGCCGCCATGCCCGCTGCCGCTGCCGCCCGCGTCGAGGCATCGATGCCCTGCGCGAGCTGGAACTGGTAGCCCGGGCCCGCCCGGAAGTTCTGCGTCGCCCGATTCTGGCCGGCCGCCCCATTGATTCCCGCGGCGTCGCCATAGGTCGAGAAGCCGCGGTTCGCCTCCGCGCCGAGCGGCGCGTAGTAGGCGTCGGCGGCAGCGCCGCCCTGCCGGATGATGTCCGGATTCTGGTTCATCGTGGCGAGAGACTGATTGAGCCCCTGAGTGAGTGGCTGTATGGCGGCGGAGAAATTCGCGTTGATGTCCTTGCGCGCCTGCGCGTTGCCTGCTCCAAGCGCGGCGAGGCTTTGCGTGGCGCCCTTGCCGAGATAGCCACGCTGCGTCTTGGCCCCCGCCTGCGTTTGACCCGCGCCCCAGATCGCCGTATCGCGACCTTTCTCGCCCGAGAAGATGTCTAGGACTCCCATCAGCCGATTCCTTCCAAAGCTTCGATGCGAGCGCGCAATTCCGCGATCGGGTCGGGCGGCACGACGATCGGTGCCGGTTCCGGCTCGTCCGGTGGTTCCTCGCCCTGCACCGCATAGTCCTCGACACATTGCGCGTAGAGCGGATCGTCAGGGATGACGTGATAGGGGTTGCCCTGGTGCGCGATGACATAGGTGTCGTCGGGGCGCCTCTTGTAGAGGAAGGTGATCATGCGATCCTCCAGCACACCATCAAATTTATGTAGCCTGTATTGGCCACCATCACTGACGCCCCACCCGCACCGACACCGGCATATATGCCCGTATTCGTATTGCCGGCGGGTGAAGCAACAATCAAACCAAACCAAGACCACGTGCCACCGGCGGGCAATACACCCGCCGCAGAGACTGCGCTGGCGACGGTAGTCCACTGACCGACACCGGTACCGGTCTTCGGTATCGGCGGCAGCCCCGTCGCCGTGACGACGCCGGTCGTGCGAGCAATGTATAGCGGCCAATCGATCAGCGTACCGGCATCGTCGTAGCGGCCGATCCTGAAATCTGAACCTGTGTTCGATCCCGACTCCGCACCACCATCGCCGGGATGCAGACTCCAGCGGCTCACCCCCGCTCGTGTACCGTAGATGTTGACCGGCGTCGTAAGAGCCGGTTTGTTCAAAGTCAGCGTCGGTGACGCCTTGCTGATCGTCAGATCGCCGGTCAGCGTCGTCGCGCCGTTCAAACGGTCTATCTTCAGCGCCGAGACAAGAACAGCGCCTGCATCACTCATTGTGTCGATTTGCAGCGCCACATCACCGCCTGCCAGGAAGCGGTTTTTCCAAACTGCATTCTGGGCTTTCATATAGAACTGGCAATCGTTCTGACTATCGAGAACAAGCGCGGTATTCGTCCCGCCCACCGTATCCTTGATGTTCAATCGCCCGGTGAGCGTGCCGCCAGTCAGTGGCAAATAGGCATCGCCCGCTACCTGCCAGGAAGTATCCGAACCGCGGCGACCGTAGATCTGACCGTCGGTCGGCGCCTCCGGCATGTTGTTCGAGCCGATGCCGAAGCCGGCAAAGATCACCCGCCCGGCCGTGAAGGACGAGCCGCTCCCCGTCGATGTCCACGCCACCGGAATCGTGAAGTAGGTGCCGTTGTCGACCGCCGGTCCGGTGGTTTGGTAGTACTGGACGTTGGCGGCGTTGGTCTTGTCCTGCACCAGAACCTTGACGCCGGAGAGGATCAGTTTCAGGGCGTTCGTGATGTCGACGCCGACGGCGTTCGTCTCGTGCAGATAGAACGAGGTGATCGCGTTCTGCGTGGTTGTGTTGGCCCGCAACTGCCCGGTCGAGGGCGTGCCGCCGACCGTCGTCGAATAGGTGTATTCCGCCGTCGACATGCCGCCGGTGAAGGTGGTTGCGACGGCCGACTGCACGAAGGCGGTGGTCGCGATCGAGGTATCGCTGTCACCGACGCTCGCGGTCGGCGCCTGCGGATCGCCGGTAAAGACCGGGGAGGCGAGCGGCGCGTACGCTGTCGGCGTTGTCCACGTCATAGCGGCGGCGACGCCGCCCTGCGAGGTCAGCACCTGCCCCGCCGTACCGGCCGTCAGCGGCAGATTGAAGTTGTAGCTGGTGACGGCCCCCTGCGCTCGAATAGCGGCATCGCCGGATGTGCTGCCACGAACATTAAAGAGTAAGGCGTTGACCTTGTTGCCTGTCGCGATGTCGCCGGTCACGACGAGCGCGCCGGATGTCCCACCTATCGAGAGGTTCGAATTCTTGACGGCAACAGGGCCGGTGAGAAATTGGTAGTCGGTGGCTTGGAACTCGAAATACGCATTGAGGGTACCCGCGTCGTTCATCGCGCGCAGTTGCACGCCGATCTGCGTACTGTGGCCGGTGAGCGCAAGGTTGGCGTCCGTCTCGGCGTGAACCAGCAACGGATACGTCGCATTCGGAGCGATGCCGATCCCGAAAATGCCGGTGAGGGTCAGAGCGTCGGTCGTCTTATTCCACGTCAGTGCCGTGTCGCCGGCGAATGCGCCGCCATCGTTGAATTGAACCTGCGTTGTTGCTCCACCCGGTGTGCCGCCCCCTCCCGACGGCGTGGTCCATTGCGTGTTGTAGTTCGTGGCGTCGATCTTCGCGAGCACCTGGCCCGAGGTCCCGCCGATCGGTACGCCGACACCGGGTGATCCCGTGGCCCCCGTTGGCCCCGTTGGTCCGGCCGGTCCGGCCGGTCCTGCTGGTCCCGTTCCGCCGCCTCCACCATCCCCCCCCGCGCAGCAGGCCTCGTCCCATTGGATGTAGCGCTGCAGCCACTCCCACCAGACAGTCGTGATGCGTCCGTCCGGCGGCGTCACGAGGGCGACGTCGAACTCCGGCGGGACGGGCGATTTCGCCATCTAGGTCGGCCTTTGCTCGACGTCCATGGAGGCGCCGAAGAAGACAAATTGCACCGGATCGGCCACATCCACCCGCCAGCGCCGTCCGGCCTTGGTCGTCAGGCCCGTGCGGTTGACGCGCACGTCCCAACGGAATTCACCCTGGCGGCCCAGAGTCCGTCTGAGCGGCCGTGACCAGGTTCCGCCGCCGTCGTCGGACCACGAGATCTCGGTGACGGGATTCGTCTGGATCGGATCCTGCCCTGCCACCAATCCGACGCCCTGGGCGAACATGAAATCGGCTCGGCTGACGGCCATGCGATCAGGAAAATTCTTCATGACCTTCGACTCGATCCGGCACGGGATCTGGTTGAAGCGTTCGCTTTGCGCCGTGGCGTCGATTGTGCGCAGTTCCGTCGAGCCGACATCGCCGACGAGCCATTTTCCGAAGGCGCGGATGGTGCGATGGCCGCGCCAGGTGAAGTAGCCCTGCGACTGGCGCTCGTGCCAGTTGCCGGACGAGGTGTTGTATTCCCAGCAGCGTTCCGCGGGCGTCGCGCCGTTGCCGCGGATGCCCCAGATGCTATGGCCGAGGAACGTGTAGACATACGCCGTCAAGTCATGCCCGCCATTCGGCTGCATGGCGATGAAGCGCTCGACCGTCCGGGTACTGACGATCTTCGGATCATAGCCGGAAAACTGGCGCACCGTGCCATCCGCCGCCACGAACAACGGCATCGAGTCCCAGCCGTCCGACTCGTTGCCGCCCGCGGCCGCGAACGTCCCGATCAGCCCGACCGGGATCACCGCGGCCCGGCTCAATGGGAACGGACTAGTCCCCACATTCTGGTAGACCTCGGTGGAAGACTGCCCCATGGCGAAGAACTGGCGACCGGCGACGATGCCGCGCAGGAGGCCGTCGGGATTGCTCTCGGCTGTCGTGAAGGAGGCGCCGTCGATATCGGTGCCATAGGGCGGTTCGAAGCCGGATGCGAGCGTGTTGAGGCCGGTCGCGTAGATTTGGCCGTTCGGATAGGTAAACAGGACGTAGCCGTCCAAATGGGCGACCGAGGTCGGATTGGGCGGCAGGGCGCGCCCATAGGGCGTCACGGCCGTCGGCGTAACCTCGTAAGGCCCCGCCTCGCAGACCACGACCATGTCCCGCGGCGGGGTGTACTGGTCGTTGTTCTTGGCCCAGGTGACGCGGTCGCTCCCTGGGAGCGTGCCCGTCAACTGCGTCACGACCCCGTCGGCGCGGATCTTGACGACGCAGTTCTCATAGGCCCCGTACACGAAGCCGTCGGCCTCCATGAAGCCCCTCGGCCCGCTGACGCCGGTATCGGCAAAGAAGCGCGTGCCCGGGATCCGCTTCCAGACCGCTTGTTCCTTTTCGTTCTCGACATAGACGTTGAGCAGGCGCCCTTGGCTCTCCGCGACATGACCGTCGAAATGATCGGGCAGCGATGAGGTCGGGAATTCGATCGGAGTTGCCATCAGACAAACCCGCCGCCGCGGATGGCCTTGAGCCAACCGCCGTGTTTGACGCCATATGTCCACGTCTTCAGCGAGAGAGAGACTGGCAAGTGAATGATCCTAGCCCTCCTCTTGCCGCGCCATGTCCAAAGCACGCCGATCGCGGCCCCGAGGTCGAAAATGCGAATCCGGATCATGGTAGCCCCATCAGTAGTAAACCGCACGTTGTGGTCCATACAACGGTTTGGCGACCCAGGTCAGCCGGAGTCGGTTGTTGAGGCTGTTGATGACCGCCGGCTCGACCGCGCCCAGCCCGAAATCCGCCGAGACCTCCGCCGCCAAGCGGTTGGCCAGCGGCAGGAACACGATGTCCGGAATGGCTTCCGTATCGGCGACGAAGATGACCTCTTGCTGCGCCAGTTCCTCCAAGAGCGGGTTGATGTGCTCGCGCACGAGCTGCGCGTCTTCCGCGGACGGATCCTGGCCGGCGCCAACGCGCTGGATCCGTTCCAGCGCCCGCGTGATGAGCTGCAGGCTTGTCCTAAACATCGTCCCAATCCTGATCGGGGCCGAGGTCGGCGATGGTTGACTGCGATGCCTTGGCTTTGGGCTTCGCCGGTTCGCCGTTCTCCTCGAGCGGCTTGAATTTCTGCGCTGCGGCCGTCTTCGCTTTTGCGACTTTCTCGGCGTCCTCGTTCGTCGGACGCCCGGGCTTCACCTCCACGAACGCATCGATGGTTCTGAGCTTGTCGACATAGGCGGGTTCAGTGACTTCCGAGACCTCGCCCATGCGCCAGGTCGCGCCATAGATTGTGAGTTCGGGAGAGGAGCCGAAGCGATCGCTTCCGACATAGGTGAATTTCGCCACGGTTCCTCTCCCTTTGGTTCAGGCGTTGAAGCAGTCGAGCATGACCGTAATCAGGCCGGTGCCACCCGCATTGGCTGCCGCGGTCGCAGTCACGAGAACCGTCGTGTCGACCGTGAACAGCTTTGGTCCGCCAGATTGCAGGATGCCCTGGAAGGGAACCCTGATGCCCGCGGCAGGCAGATAGTTTGCGACTGCGGTGCCGTTGAGAACGCCGGAGTCGAGGAAACCCTGGGCGTTGGCGGCATCGACACCGTTCGCGGACCAGCCGACATCAAGTTCGAGCACGCCCGTGCCCGTGTCGATGTCAGGCCCGCGCAGAAAACCGTCGATCACATAGGTGTTCGCCGGGATTTTGCAGATCGCCACAGTGTCGTTGACGACGATCGCCGTGGCGAAGTTGTAGGTGCCCCAAATGACGAAGCGGACGCCCGCTCCGATCGGCTTCGGGGGCGAGAAGGTTGCAGCCGCATTGGCGGCAGTGAAAGCCGTTGCCATGATGCTGTCCTCCCTTATGTTGACGGCACAGCCGCAAACCAGCCCGTGATGACACCGTTGTCTTTCAAGTTATCGGTGTCGCCAGGGCCGGTTCCGAACTGCATCTTGCGAACGCCCATGATGCCTTCGATGGCAATGCCATACTTGTCACCATAGTCGAACTCTTTGGTAATCGTGCGCCAGCGCTTGCCGTACACGGTCGCCACGGACTGCGCTCCGCAGAAGTACACGGGAGCAACAGCAATCGTGCCATTCGTGGTGAAGCCGATATCCGGCACTTCCTTGACGATCACGCCATCCCAGAGCAGGTCGCCGCCCTCGAACAACCTGTTGTTTTCGACTTCTAGCGTGACTTCGCGCTGTGCCTGCATCATCGCCGTATTGGTCTTCAGGTCACGCATCGCCCGCGTGTTGGCATACAGCACATAGTAGCGCCGGCCCTTGGTTTTCTCCACCCGGATCGGGGTGATTTTCGGGTCGGCCGTAAGCGCGAGTTCCTTCATCAGGCTGATCGCTTGCGGCGTCAGCTTGTCGGCGGTGTTGTCGATGGTGATCAGGGCATTCGCGTGCGTCACGGATCCGGCCGTGGCGCCGTTGTTGCCGACGAGCGCACCATACAGAACACGATCGAAATTGTTGGTGTTCCAGGTGTTGCGCTGCGCCGCACTCGCGAGTGCGAAGTCGACGCCGTCGATGGATCCGAGCGCATTCGTAATGAGGCGTTCGGTGTCCTTCATGCTCCAATCTTTCAGCACGGCCCGACCGGCGTCACGCAGATCGATCGCCGATTTGATCTCCTCCATTTCGGCGATGCGAACGGCGTTCCTGCGCTTGTCGATGAAGATGCGCTGCGAGCGGGACGACATGTCCTCTTCCGCGCCCTCCAGCATATTGCTGCCTGTCACAGCGGGTGCCTGGAGCTTATTGACGAGGGCGATCGTGGTGGAATCGCCCTTGCCCTTTCCCAACACTTCCTTGACCTGGATCACGGAATTCTCATCGGAACCCATGGACTCCGAGTATCGATTTTCCGTCAGGTACTCTTTGAAAAACGTGTCTTCCCAGCGCTGGACTCGTAGGCCCGTTGCTGCCTGTGTGTCGGCCATATCATCACCTGTTGGCGAAGATGTCCTTTATCGAGGTCGGGCCTTGCCAGGCCGGACCGTTGCGGGAGCCCACGCTGCGTGCGTTGCTCAAATTGGACGGCATTACGGTCCCGGGCGAACGCGCGGTTGTCCGCGGCTCCTCGTCGAGGGTCGTCTTGCCGTGCCGGAGTTCTTGTAGATATTCGGCCCTGATCCGCTCCTTGTAGGCGTCAGGATCGTTGCCGATTTCGGCCAATACCGTGCGCTGCTTGTGCCATTGCACCATGGCCTCGTACTGATCGGGCGAGGTCATGATGCGGCGGTAGTCATCGCCCCAGCGCGGATCCGTCTCCCGGGCTTCCGCGAGCGCCGCATAGGCCGACTTCACCACCTCCTCGCCGTGGCGGGTGATGGCGAACTGGCTTTGCACCGCTTCCCGCTGACGCTGGAATTCCGCGGCAATCGCCTGCCGCTCCTGCGCGATGCGGGCCTCGACCCGTTCCGTCATCCGCTGATCGATGGTGCCGATCGGGTTGTCCCAATCGAACTCCGGCGGCTTTTGCGGTTCGGGAGGTGGTTGCGGTTGCGGCTTCGGCGCGAGGACCGCCTGGGTTAGTTCCGCGATTTGACGTCTGAGATCGACGACCTCTTCCGTATATCGCTTGCTCTTCAGCCGCTCGGCATGAAGGGCTTTTTGCGGAACCAGCCTATCGCCATCCTCATCGTCGGATTCCGGTTCCGGTCGCGGATCGCCGATCTCCCGTCGTGGCGCTGGCTCGTCGCCCTCGTCACGATCCTGAGACGGCTTCTGCTCCGGATAGTCGGTTGGGATCCGGGATGGTTCCTCGGGTGCGGACACATCTTCACTGTCCCGCGCCCGCAGGATGTCTTCTGCGCTCGGCATGGCATTATCCCCTTGTGACTGATGACGCGCAGTCGCGCGAACGCCCGTATCGGCGGCGACCCGAACGCCCGTTACCGGCGGCGACCCGGTCTTTAGAGTTCGCGAACCCTGCGAACCCGATCCTCTAGAAACTTGCGGCGGCGCTTACGCGAGGCCTCATAGCCGCGATCGTCCGTATCCTGGGCCCAGAAGGCACCCATGGCGCCACTGCCGACGAGGCCTGAGCCGGAACTTGAAGGCGGCGTCGGTTCGACATAGGCGGGATCCGTGATGGTCACCA